GTTGTTTGTCCTCCGAGATAGTTTTCAGAAAAGATAAACGACTCCGGATCGAGGGGCAGAAAAGGGATTAGAGTGGCCGTCAGCGGGTCCAGAATGCGGGCGGTGGAGCCGGTAGATATAGTGGAGCCCCAGCCTGGGCCTGAGGTGATGGTGGTATTAAGACTCGTCATGGAGTCGGCAAACCATGCACCATAGATACGAGGCAGGACTTGGGTACCGGACTGGAGAGTGCGAACTTGCATACCACCAGCGATGAGGCGAGACTGCGAGCCGATGTAATTGGCAAGAGCCGACGACCCATCAGGGTATTGGTTGCGAAGATAGAAACTACCAGTGACTGGAGTTTGGAGTAGTGCTTTCGCATTGGGAGTCGCGAACCAACTAGAACTGGAGCTGGCGGGAATTGAGAACACGTTGGTGTATCGGAGCGTGACGATGCTAGTCGGGACTGCGCAGCCCCAGCCCAATTTCATGGGTTGGAGGGCAAAAGGGTCGAGTAACATCCTGCTGTAATACGCTTTGTAAGAGCCAGCCGTTGTGTGGTTGCTGGGTCGTGCGAGTGAAGGAACGTGCAATGGGCTTCTCCGCATTGCGCTACGTTCTTGCCTTCGGTGGCGCCGATTTCTTCGGCGTGGATTGTTCGGGTTTGTGTTTACGGTCACGAGTTGCACTTTCGCGGCCATCTTTCGAGATTTTCGAGGAGTCGGGAGGACCAGGCTTCTTACCTGGTGAACTGTGGGGACCAACCACAGTTTCTTTAGCCACGGGTTTGGAACGCCGTCGTGCCCGAGGCGGAGGCATCGACAACTTGACGCTCCTCTCGGGGGGTATCGCAGGGTGCTCCTTGCGCCCTGGGACAATGTACGGTTCAGTTGATGGAATTACCAAAGGTTGAACAGGCATGTGTGGGCGCAGGAAAGACTGCGTGGCTGGGTTATCCTCTTCGTCCAAGAAGTCCATAGAACAGAACTCTACACTGTTAAGTCCTTCCTCATCTTGGATAGAATCGATGTCCGCGCATGCTTTGGTGTTGGAGTCACAGTGCAGAACCGTGTTCTCATAGGCTGCCAGCATGGCGTCGTCCTCGGGATCTTGTAAGTATGTGTTGAAGATTGAAAGATCCGTGTTGTTGTGCTCGAACCACTTGCGAAAGCCGTCTTTAACTACGTATTTAACTTGTGGACCAATCACTCGAAGAATGGCGCGACAGTACGCCGAACAAATTGGCGTGCGTCGATCAGTTAGAAGAAAAGCATTAGCGCGCTCACATAGGACCCACTTAGGATTTACACCCGTGTGATACACGCCAGCTATCTTAGGCCAAAACCTGGCAGGGTCTTGGAGGGACGTCGTCGACGTCCAGGGATTTGGGAAGACTCGACCTAGGTACGATACTGGAGTACCTTCGGGAATCTTCTTTGCCTTTATCTTCAACCCGGCCTGAGTGTGAACACTGATTATTGCTTCAATGTTGCCAGACATTATAGCATCGTCTCCACAATGCAACCCTATCTTATCATAGGCTTCTCTGGGTGATATCTCAGGAGGATCGGACTGTCGGTGCGTCACATAATCAACAAACGCGGTGATGACAGTATTTCCATCAGTAGTAAACGACGATCCAGAAGCTCGGCTGCCGTCAAGAGGGTGTTCTAGTGCCATGCCTTTCGCAACCATGCGAAACTCGCGCAGGACCGAATTACCGGTACGGGGACATAGCGCGTCGTAAAACAACGCTTCGAACACTCTCAATTCCGGAGTGATGGTACCATCGAACTTGGAGAGGTCCGATTCGACGATTTCGCCATGGGTATTGACGTAGTCGTAGACAGCCTGCGAGACCTCAGCGGGGTCCATGCCAGGCGTATACCAATGTGTGTACTTCAGAAATGATTCCTTGACTGCCTTAGTAATGCATGCTGTTTCAGCCAGATGGGTGGCATCCATTGGGTAAATAACCCGCGGGGCGCTGGATGGAGAAACAAAGTCAGACGTCTTCAAAATCATATCGCATGAGAGTCGTCCGATCAGTTGGATAGGGAACTTAAGGTAGTCGAGGAACCTCCTCTTTTGGATGGGCTTGGACATCTCTTCCAAAACCATTTCTTCCTTCCATGGCTCCACGCTTTGTAAATCGGCATCTTCTCTAACAAAACCGATAAATTCGTCGATGTATTGGCGCCACTCGGGTGGAATATCTACCCTTGAGGGGGCGACGAGGGAGTGACGCATGTAACACGCAGCAGCCAAATTGGCCGGATTCCGTGCTGGTTGGACGTTTGGTGGATATGGTGGTCTGATGGGGTGGGACGACGAGCCGACTCTTACATTAGAGTCCAGGCAAACGCCGCCCAGTGTGGTCTCCCACGTATACGTGGGTGCTGTCTGTCCAGTTAAATCTCGTATATCAGTATCGAGACAGCGAAACAGAAGATCGGAGATGAGGTAAGTGCGGACACTGTATTCTTGCGGTGTCTCATCTTTGATCGGCGGCATAACTCTCTTGACCGTAAGAGAAATGTCGTGAGCCCTCGATTGACTCTTGGAATTCTTATTAGCATCATATATTGCAAAGAACACGTGGCGTGGAAGAATCTGTGAACTGAACGTGCGAAAGTCAACAATATTCACGAAATCAGTATAGATGGTGGTCCACGTGTTGGGCCGGAGTTCAAACTTAAAAGGAAACAAGAGAAAGAACCCGTCTTTCCAATTGAATACAACCCACCGTAGAGGGCCCAGCCACACGGTAAAACCGCGCCTGGTGACATGGTAGTCGTCGGGAGTATCATACACTCGACCTCGGATTTCCATGGGACCAGGAGGACCATAAGGATAGTAGGCAAAAGGGATGGTAGCAGAAGAATTAGTGGCCATCCCATAATAAACAATTAGAAGGTGTGTAAAGCAAAAGATGATAATACAAACTCGGCGAATGATCCAGGAGATCGGAGAGGCCAATTCTGTAGGTGTGCACTGTGGTTTGGTGACCCAGAACGTGTCTGGG